CCTTGAGTTCCTCCTTGACGGCGAAGGGCAGGTTGTAGTCGAAGCTTCCGTTCGTCTTGACTTCCGTCACCCAGGCGTCTGGGCAGCTGCGGAGGTTGATCCGAATCTTCGGATACCGGAACTGAGCTGTGGACTGATACGCCAGGCTTGCGGTGCGGAAGGAAGCCTTCCCGGCTGGCGAGGAGAGCAACGCCTTTGCCGTCGGCTGAAGGTCTACGATCGCGTATGGGTTGGAAGTGTTGCCGTCGTAGACCTGGGCGTTGACGCGAATCCAGTTCTGGATGCCGTCAGCGAAAGCTCCGGTGCAAATCCAGACGCTGATCTTCGAGTAGTCGGGCCAGTAGACATCCGCCCGCCTGCTGATCGACCTGCCCTTCTGCTGGGTCGAGATGTCTCCGCTGTAGCCAAAGACATAGTTCTGGCTCGAAGCCTGAAGGCCAGCGTAGGTGCGATTCGCATCGCTGTTCTTCTTGTTCTGGAGCGAACCCTGCCAGTACTCGTCGTTGATGTACCTGTCCCAGCCAACGTCCTTGTAGCCGAACGCCGCCGCCTCGACGCCGCCCTCTGGGGTCGTGTAGCCTGCCAGCTCGAAAGTACCCAGACCGTAGCTGTATGCCGTCGGCGAGAATTCGAGGGTGGACTGTGCCCCCTGGCCTACGCCCTTGATTGTCCGCAGAGGGACGGTCGCCCGGAACCTGCGGTCCTCTGCGTCCCAGATGGCATCCGCATAGCCGACTTCCGAATTGCGGCGGAACTGGACGAGGTAGCTGACGTTGTTCCCTGGAGTCCAGGGCTTGGTCAGCGTCACAGTCTTGGCAGAAGTGTCGATCGACTTGACGCGAAGCACAGCCGTAGATGTGAACTCAGCTGGCATGATCCCTGAGTACACAGTGCAGACATCACCGACTTCGATCCCGGAGATTGACTCCAGGTACATGGTGGTGGTCTGAGCGTTGGCCGCATTGGCCTTCGGGACAGTCTTGGTCGAGGCCCCAACGGCCGACTGCTGGTACATGATCCGGTTGTTCAGAACCGAATTCGTCGCGCCGACGGTTTCGTCAGCGGCCGGGGTCGCGCCGGTGATCGCCCCTGGAGTCGTGTCCACGAACCCCTGGACGCCAGGGTCTTGCTCCAGATTCCCGACTGCCCGGAACCCTGAGCCCATCCGGTCTGTCCCGACTGTGATCGTCGGTGCCGACTTGTACCCAGACCCGCCGTCCACCACTTCGATGGAGTCCAGGGCACCGGCCCGAATCAAGCCCTTGAGCTGGGCGGCCCGGGCTGGATCGCCGCCAGTTGATGTGATGGTCGGCGGCCCCCAGTACCCTGTTCCGCCGCCAAGCACCTCTACCGTTTCGATGAAGAACCCGTCGCCGTCTGGCTCACACACCGGAGCCACCAGCGGCTCATCGATGCCGGCGACGATCGCTGAGTTGCCCAGGCTGTTTGGGCGATACATCAGCGGGGCCTGGCCGTGGCCAAAGAACATGAACAGCCTGCCGTGCCTGTCTTCGGCCACGGCGAAGTTCTTGATCTCCGTCGATGGTGCGAGCGGCAGCTGGGCGATGACCCGCTCCTGGTAGCCCTGGATTCGGCGAACAATCCACACCGTCTCCAGCGGAATATCGCCATTTGCGATTTGCTCCTCCGTCAGCACCCTGTCGATGATCGACTTCTGAAAGCAGATCAAGTCCGTCGGATCGCCGACGCGAACGTCTCTTCGGTACAGCCCAAAGATGGATTCGTTGTCGTACTTGCCGTAGAGCTTGATGATTCCCGGCCGGGCCACCAGCATGCCAGGACGGGTCGGCTGGAGGTTGACGAGCGCCCGCAGCTCGCCCCGCCGCAGCAGGTACTGCGAGGATTCTTCGTTGAACCCTAGCCACTGCTGGATGATCATGCGAAGTCCTGCCGCAGGGTGGAGTGCCAGCCCATGGTGCGTGGCGTCGGGTAAGGATTCGAGTAAGGACGCCCGGAGAGCGGAGCGATCTGGTCGTTCTCCATTGCGATCCGCAGGTCGCGGTTGTAGACCTGCATCGCAGCGTCGTATGACTTCCCGGCGATCCGGGCGTACCACATCTCGGCGGCACTGAGGATCGCGGTGTACATCGTTTGCGATGCCTCAAGAATGTCGGTGATGCAGTACTTGACACCAGACAGGGAAGGGGCCGAAGACTCCAGCGTCAGCTGCGTCGGGCTGTCCACACTCTTGATTCGCCGCTGCCGGATGTATGGGCGAAGGGCCCCGACGGGCTCCGGGTCATCGGTGTCGGTGCCGAACCGAATGAACGCACCTTCCATGTCGGACTCGAACATGGTGTCGATGCCAGTAACGGTCGTGCCCGATACGCTCACCTTGCCCTGGCGGCTCATCGCCTCATAGCCCATGTACTTGATGGGCCGCGGCCGGAATCGGTAGGTGTAGTGAATGACTGTTCCGTTGGTCGGAATCCCAACGAATCGAATCTGCCACCGCTCAGGCAGCCGGTCAGAACGCATGACGGTGTAGTAGTAGGGCTCGCCGCTCCCCCTGGTATTGATCTCCAGGCGGTGCCACTCCTGCGGGGAGAGGTAGCAATGCAGAGTCCCGACGGTGTGCGTGACTAGGGTGTCGATATCCTTGAGGTCAGCGGGGAGGTCGTAGAACGTCTGCATCACGACCGTCACTTGCTCTCCAGACGGAATGCTTCGCTTCGCCGGGAGGCTGGTCGTGAGGGTGTTGCCGTTGATTTCCAGGATGCGGCATGGCTCATCGAAGAAGTTGCCCGCGGTGAAAATCCGACCGACAACCATTTCGGATGCGTCGGTAACCGTAAGGCTGGTTGCCCCTGCTGTGATCCCGCCTTCAGCGACGGTGGTCGTGACGTTGTCCGAAACGAACTGATTCGTCTTGGTGTGCCACAGCCAGTTCCGCGACTGCATCACATCCCGCGAAGCCTGGACTACAGCCTGACGGACAGCCTGGTGTTCGCCGTCCTGGGCACCTCCGCCGACGGTGGCAAGCAGGTAGTACACGACATCCTGAGCCATGTTCATTTCTGCTTCCTCCCGTACTTGGACACCACCATCTCACGCAGCTCACCCGACTTCATGTTCGGGTTCTTCTTGCGCTCGACCCGCATCATCTCCTTGGTCAGCCGCTCACTGAGGGCCTTCCGCTGCGGGGCGACCTGGTGGCCCTTGTGTTCGACCGCACCGGATACGGTGAGGTTGCGAATCTCTGCGACCTTCTTGATGTCGGCCGTGCTGTCCACCCAAGCCATGGGGTCAGCTGGTCCGCGACTGTCGGCCAGGGCGGAGCTGTAGTACTTGCCGCTAGGATTTATCCCCGCCCTTTTTGCCTGGGCCACTATGCTTCTTGCCTGGTCCCTTGGCATCTTGTCGAGCTGCTGGTTGTTGTACCGCCCCTCCATCCAGGACCGATCGGTCCCTTTTACTCCCGGGGGTTGCTGGAGCGCGCACATTTCGCACCATTTGTGGGAGTAGCCTTCGGACAGCAATTTGGCGTACAGCGCGGATGCCCCGCTGCCCGCGTCCCGAATGTGCCTTGGTACGTCGTTCATGCCGATTGAGGTAACGGAGGGCACTCTTTACTCCTTCACTTGTGTCGCCGAGGCGAGCTAGGCCGACGTTGCAGAAGTCACAAAGAAGGCCGCGAATCTCGCCAGTGCGATGGCAGTGATCAACGCACCTTCCGCGGCGAACACCACAGACCTCGCACTTCCCCTTGTTCTTGGCAGCCAGGGCCTCGAACTCCGCTAGGGTGACGCGATATCGGGTCCAGAGGTTTCTGGCCCGTTTGCTGGTCCTGCTCATTACCCAGCTGGCATTAGCTCAGGAGGAACGGCGGGAGGAGGCCCCTCCGGGCCCCCGCCCGCAGCCATCTCACCGGAGGGAGGGGGCGGCGGAGGCGCAGGCGGGGGCGGAGGGGGGAGAAGATAGGGAGTGGAGTCGATGTCCAGAGAGTTGGCCCAATCCTTCATCAGAGCGTTGAACGGCTCGACAACACCAGCTCCGACGAGCTGCGAAAGAATTGGCCCAAGAGTCTGCACGGCCAGCTGCATCTGCTCGACGCGGGTGGCCTTGTTCGGCTTGCGGGCTGACCCGGCCTCGACGCGGTAGAGGAACTCCCTGGTGAGGCTGACGATGTCCTTTTTGGCGATCGTCTTCTCCCAGGACACAGCTCCGCTTGGTCCGAGAATCGGGAACGTATCCTGCATCTCCAACAGCCAGCGGCAGGCGAGGGCTTCGCGCCTGGCGAGCTGCGACATGCAGTCCTCCAGGTCGTTCGCCATGGAGTCAGGACGGACAGAGATGTTTTCGTTCTTGATCTGCGCCTCTGCCGCCGACCTGAACTGGCTGCGTGTATAACCGTACACCAGCTCTGACAAGCCTGTTCTCTTGGAGAACTCGTCCGCGACGGCGGCTATGATGTCCCATAAATCCCGCGTAACTTGCGGGAATTGGAACACTGACAGGACATCCTCAACCCTTCGTCCCAGCAGTTCGCTGATCTCCAACACCTTGTATCCGCCTTCTGAGGGCGCAAGGATTTGATCCTTGATGCTGGCGTCGGCCGCCTTGGTGACGGCAATCATCGTCTCGCAGCTGGTCGCGATGCGAGTGGCCAGGAAGCTCATCGCCCAGTTCAACAGCCGCAGTTCACCAATCGCCGGGCGGATGTGCGAGATCGGCCAGGCGTAGCCGGGCTTCCAGTGGAACGCCAGCGGCGTGAACGGCCAGGCATTGTCTGCGTAGTAGGGGATCGGCCAGGCGGCGCGGGCCAGCAGGCTAGGGGGGATTCCGGTAGCTTCGTCCACCGGCTCTTCGAGGACAGCGGGCGGGATGTTCAGCGGGTACTGCACACCCTCGCAGACCACCAGGTAGCAGTACTTGCCCATCGCGTCGAAGACGCCGCGGTTTTCCTTGGGCGAGTCCTTGAAGCGGTCGCCCATCCCTGTCTTCGACCAAATCTTGTAGTAGGTCACCAGCTGGTTGGTGTTCTCGAAGTTCTTCTTCTTGCCCCGCGGCTCCCGGCCCAGCTTTGCCTCGTCCTTCTCGAAGTGCTTCTGAAGGTCTTCTGTTGGAATCTGGTATTCCTGGGCAACCTCATTCAGGGGGCGAACGCACCTGCGGGCACACCACAGCATGTCATCGGCGTTGTCGAAGTCCGGGTCGATGAGCAGGTTGTCCACTGTGTCGTAGAAGCTGCCGACAACACGCATCGGCGGGATCGACCCATCGGAGGATGTGTCCAGGACAACAAGCTCCGTCCAGAACGTACCCATCCCCTTGATCATCGCTTCGGTCACGACCTTGCGGGCTTGCCGCTTCAGGTCTAGCTCGACCGGAGTCCAGTTCAGGTACGCCTCCATGAGCTGGGCTGCCAGCTTGCGTTCCTTCCTGGCCTGGTTCTCTTGCAGCAGCACCTCGGCAATCTGTTGCTGCTCAGGGGACGGCATGCCCTCCGGGGTGGCCGGTGTGCCCAGCCCAAGGTCATCCGGGGAAATCTCTGGAGGTTCGAGGACCGTCACCGTCCTAACAGGATTGCGGTGGTAGATGACGCTCGCAAAGATTTCGACCAGCTCAAAAACCTTATTGAGCTGCATCCTGAAGCTGGGGGGCGCGATGGAAGAGTTGTACCCCCGCTCGCCGCGGGCATACGCATCCTTCCACATCCAGTTATGTTCCCCGTCAAAGAACTGCGCAGCTTCCTTCGCGTCTTCGCTGAAGGGCTTTTTGTATTCTGTCGCAGCTTTGAGCTTTTTAACCCAGGTCGCGACGATCTGTCGCAACGGGTTACTTGAGTCGAGAGTTTCGGCCACGCCGCCCCCCTTCACTCACCTGGCTCTTCGCTCACCAGAACGACGCCGAAGCTACCCGGCTGAGCAGGCGGCAGGGTGTCCGTCGCCACGAACTCCAACACTGCGGGAGCCGACGGGTTCGCTGCATCGTCCGTATCGACAAGCGTCATCACGACGCTATCGCCTTCGGCCACGACGAGCGGATCGAAGGTGACGGTGTCGGACGGGTAGTCCTTGCTGACACGCACCTCGCCGTTGACCACAATGGTCACCGTTCGGGTGGCAACGTCGGCGTCGGTGACGGGGCCAGCGGTCACTTCATAGGTCAGCTTGTCAGCCATTCTTCCATTCCTCTTGGGGGTTGCGCGGAAACAGATCGGGACCAGTAGTGTTCGCCTGAGCCGCAGAATCGCCGATGCCGTGGAGAACCACATCAGCGACCCTTGGAAGGCGGAGTCTTCGTGAGTTCGTGTATGGCGGCCGTGGCCTTGCTGAACTGCCAGCACCCAAGGTCGCCCCAGCCATGATCTCCAAGCAGGTCCGGGTCATCCTTGTGGTGAACGCTGTCCCGTTGGACGAAGCCGCCCGGCGTGAAGGTCAGAATGCTTATGGTCGTATCGCCGACGGAAACCACCCATCCGACCGTCGGATTGGAGAACGTCCGCATGTCTGTGCTGAACAGCACAGTGTCGCCGAGGTCAGGCTGCGGCATCGACCAGCTAGTTGGACTCATTGCGATCTCCTTGAGGGCCTAAGTATACGAATGAACCGTATTGCCCCGTCAGCCGTTTTTTTCTGTCTGCCTGCCACTTCACCCACCATGGGTCGGGTTCTTTGTACTGGGGCGGCGGCTGGTGATACCTGGGCGAGTAGGCGCAGATGTACTCCAGGCACTGGCACAAGTGGACTTCCCCCCTGGTGTTCGGCTTGTCGGTGACAATCGGGACACCAGAGACGTAGTTCACCATCTTCCGGTATCGCTTCATTTCCCGAAACAGGTCGGGGCAAGCACTGCGAAGCACCCTGAGCTGCGGTGAGCCCGACGGCCGGATGTGCAGGGCGGTCCTGGTCGCCTCCATGCGGGCCTGGATGTCATCACAGCCAGCAAGAAAACTTGAGCCTGTGGCGTGAGACTTGATGCCCCGCTTCGTCAGCTGCTCTGTGTACTGCTCGACCGGCAGCCGCCCGGAGCCGATGTCTCTCAGCCGCCCGCCGTGAGCATCGATGATGAATGCATGGAAGTGGAGGCCGCCGACCTTCTTGGCGAACTGCTCGCCAAAGATGACGGCATTGGACTGCCGCAGGTAGAGCTGGTCGTAGCACAGCCAGAAGTCTTCATTCGGCGGGACGGCAACGAATAGGCATGCAGTCACAGCATGGCCCGGGTCGATCACTGCGTACCGGCACCACTGATGCGGCACCTGCCTGTCAGGCAGCTCTTCGATGTCCATGCCATGAATGCGACTGTCGAAATTCGGGTAGCACAGCACTGAGTCTGTGATGAAGTCGCCTTCGGCTCGCATCCGAAGAATGTCTTCACCCGCAGCTGCCCACCGCTCGACGCTCTTCCGCTTCTCTTCGTCATCGATGTGCGGGTTGTCCAGGAATCGCAGCTTGAACTGGCGTATCTGCGACTGCTCACCCAGTGCCTGTTCGCTAGCGTCGGCCCGCTCCTTCAGTGAGAGCAGCGCATTATTGGTCGAATGTGGCATAGCCGACCAGCAAAATACACCCTTGCGGTCGGCGAGTCGTGCCTGTGCTTCAGGGATGTGACGCTCATCGTTTAAGTCTTCGTCCACATGGATACGAGAGGCTTGGTAGCCTTGCGCAGGTTCGCCTTCACTACTGAAGAAGTGAATCACCCAGCCATTAACAAGGGTGCATTGCTGAATGTAGTTCGCACTCTTCAGCACCCAGCTTGTCGCCTTGATGAACCGCGGCGGAATCAGCGGCGGTGCAGGGCGGCGATCTTTCTTCCTGGCCGCATCATTGACCGGATCGTAGGCCCGCCAATCCCCGGTCACCTCGTCCTTGATGATGTAGAAGGCACCCTCCTTAAACAGCATCGGATACACAACCAATCCGATGTGCTTCCAATCCCGGCCGATGATGACCAGGATGCCGTCCTTCTCCGGGTACTTCTTGTAGGGGTCTTGCCCGGTGACAGCTCTAGCGTCTTCGACAAAGGTGCAGAGACTCTTGCCGGATCGGTTGCCGCCGATCACCAGGATTTCGCTGGCCCGGCACTCATGCACCTTCTCCTGCTGGGGAGTCGGGCGGTAGAGCTTCAGGGCTTCGAGCTTTCTTTCGCGGAGTTCGCTTTGCAGGTCGAGCAGGCTGTCCCGCTGGAACTGGGTCAGCGCTGGCACCGTCGGGATTTCCGGGGGAGTAACCTTGGGGTGAGTCTTCCGCTTCTTTGGAGACGATCCGCCTTGGCTCTTCTGGCGTGACATTGATCACCTTCCCCTTGAATCCTGCAAGTGCTTCCTCGAAGCGGCTATTGAGTTCCGCTTCCAGCTCTTCCTCAGTCCACAAGGACAAAGGTTTCTTCGCCCCACCGCTTTCGACGTTCTTCGTCACCAAGCGGCAGAGCGTCTCTATCAATCTGTTTCTGGCCGTCCCGCCCGGCGGAGAGTCCCAGTACTGCTTGACCACAACCGCGGAAAATCCGGCCACCCCGCCGAAGTACTGGAAGACCCGCTCAATGACTTCAGCGGAGTGCGGGATGTTTGCCCCGCCGTTGGTCGCAGTGCCGAGGAGGATGTCAACGCCAGCCTCTTCGATCCCCTGGAGGGCCTGCGTTCGCTTGGCCCGCTTCCGCTCCTTGCTGGCCCGCTTCTGCTGAGCCCGGCATGTGAGACAGACGGAACTGAACTTCCCCTTGCCGTTCGTCTCGAACCAGCGGAAATGCTGCCGGTCGAGCGGGAATGTGTTGCCGCACAGGCTGCACAGGCGTTCATCCATGCCTGTAAAGCATAACACCCCGCGGGTTCAAACCGCAGGGTGTCAGAGGCGATTCTGTTTTCGGAATGATGTCAGAGGCCGAACCGGCCGAGCAGGTTGACGCGGATGTTGCCAGCCCCGGTGGTTGCGGTTGGCGAGATGTGGCTTCCAATCAGCTCACCGCTGGTGCGAGTCAGCACAGCACCGGCCGAGCCGATCTGCACGCCTTCGCCCGACCCGACGCCTGCCGATGCATAGGCAGTGGTCGGGCCCTTCACGACGAGCCAGATCACATCGCCCTGCTTGACGGCCGTTGCGTCCTTCAGGTACTCGTCCACGACGCCGACCAGCTGGCCCTTGGCGGCATTGGAGTCGGCGGCGACCCCAGAAACCGTAGCGAACGGCTTGCCGTTCTCCAGGGTCTGAGCGACCACCAGCACCTTGGAGCGGATGTCCAGGCCGGTCGTGTCAGCGCCGCCCCACCGCACCGGAGTGCAGTACACCAGGCGGTTGCTGTACCGGACGCCCGTCGAGGGGTCGATGTCCTGGAATGCCTTGATGGACCCGACGATGTCGGTGCCCGGGAGGTCATTGCCAGTGCCGGTGTCCTTGAGGTCACCACCACAGAGGGTCGAGCCGCGACGGAACGGAGGATCACTGAAAATCGCTGACATCTGTCGGGGTTCTCCTTATCAGGCTTCGGCGGTGACAGGGGCGAGGAGGAAGAAATGTCTCGGCGAACGGAAGCGAAGGTTTCCGAGCGTCGAGCAGGCATAGCGATATGCTTGCGTTTCTTCTGAGAAGAAGGGGCCCTCCGCGACCATCAGCTGATTTTCGAGGCAGCGGAGTTCCATGTTGCCGATCGACAGCCCGTAGCCGCGACCAGCGGGGCAGGCGTATTCGCTCGTCACCTCGACGCCGTCGAGAGTCACGACATCGGTGAAGCCCAGGCTCTTCAGCCCGTTCTCCTTCGACACGACGATCCGCTCGTCCTTGCGGTAGGTGTTGAGGAACTGGATGTAGAGCTGGCGATCCAGCACCACCATGTCGATCTGGGCTTCCTTCGTGTCGTTCCGCTTGCACTGGTGGATGCCTTCCCGCATCGCGTAGACGCAGTTGGACTTCCAGTTGCGGTTCGTGCCGTCGAAGGACGAAGCAGCGTAGTTGATGATCACCGGGGAGTAGAAGTCGAACTCAGGATCGACCGGGACGTTCGGCCACTTTCCGGTCGTACCGCTGATCCGACCGCCACCGTAGTAGCCGAGCTTGGTCGAAAGACCGGCGTAGGTGTCATCGGGGAATCCGTAGCGGTCGGCGGTGCCGGTGAAGAACCCGTTCGCCGAGTTGCTGTCCACGGCGGCGACATCGCCAGCGCTCTCATCGATCGTACCGGAGTACGCAAGAAATGAGTCGAGGCCGTGAAAATCATTCTCCCGGCCCGGGGCATTCCCATCGACGTAGGGCTGGTAGGAGAGGTGCTGTTCGAGCGACTCCTTCAGCCGCTCAGCCATCTTGGAGGCGACATCGACCAGCGCCTGCTGGCCGCGGTTCTCCAGGAGTTCGCGCCGGTAGATGGCGTCGGTGGTCGTAAAGCCACGCCATGGAAGCTCAAGCCGCTTCCACATGTTGATCCGGCTGAAGGTCCGCGGCGTGTCCCCGGTGTTCCCGGTCACAGGCGCGTTGCGATAGCGGACATTCCAATCGAAGCCGCGGCCCGATTGGTTCATCACGACGTTGCCAGAAGACTCCAGCATGGAGAAGATTTTGAACTTGCGGAACGTCGCCACCTCTTCTTCCCTGAGATGGTTGACGATCGTCGTCCCGATAACCCGGCTCCAATCAGTGGGACTGGCCATGTGTTCAGTATCTCCTGCTGGTTGCTGGTCAGACTAAGCCTTCGGCCTTGAGGTTGGCGGCGAGTTTTTCCGCAAACGTCATTGGCTTCGCTGGAACTCTTGCGTCCGTAACCGCCGAGGCCCGCTGGCTTGGGTTCCGCATTGCCTGCTGTCGCAGGTACTGCATGTTCCGTTCAGCTGGACTTTCGACCGGAGCCGAAACCGGGGCCGCTTGTGGCGGCACTTGGGGCTGGGATTGCTGAGCCATCTGGAACTGCTGCAAAGTGCCGAGCATCAAATCCCGCTCGACCATCTTTGTCGCGTAGTCCCAGCGGGCTTGCGCTCCACTGATCCCAAGCGTTCTGGCATCCTGGATATATTTCTGGACAGCAAGACCCGCTGGAGATACATCGCCACTTTCTGAGTACAGCCAATCGCGGTTTTCGTTCTCCAGGCGACTGACGTAATCCTCGTCCCGCATGCGTGTGATTCGCTGCTGAACGATCTCTTCTGCCCTCTGTGCAGCAACCCGATCGACCATCGGGCCGAGGGTGGATTCCGGGTTTTCGAGAAACTTCTTGGCGAAGTCGGCCTTGTAGGCCAGGTGTTCACCAAGCGCCGCCCTGGCTTCGATCGGGGCATCGGGACTGATGACTTCTCGGCCGCTCTCGTCTCGGACGAGCCACTGCCGATAGCTGTCCTTTAGGGGCGGAGGATTCCACCAGCTGGACGGCTGTTGCGGTTGCTGCGGTTGCTGCGGCTGTTGCGATTGCTGCTGCCCCCGCTGCTGCATCCACTGCTCGAACGGTTCCTTGTACCGCAGGTAGTCCGACGCGAACGGGATGAGCTGCTGGTACTGCTGGAGCGCCTTGCTGCTGGCCTCCTCCCGCTGAAGCGCCTGGTACAAGCTGGCGGCGACCGAACGATCGTCGTAGCCGGTGAACTGGGGCAGGGACTTGAATGCTCCCCACAGCTCATTGACACCGAACTGCTCCTGCTGCGGAGCTGCTTCCTGGGTGACCTGCTGCGGCGCGGCAGAGTCCTGCGACTGCTCTACCGGCTCGACGCTCGAAGCCTCCACAACTTCCGGCGACTCGACCTGCGACTCTTCTTCGGGCGGCATGGCTCACACTCCTGGGGACTAAATGAGTGTGAGCGCTCCGGCGGTGCGTCTGCCAGCCATTTTACTGCCGATAGTAGGACGGGTAGTTGTTCTCAAGGCTGCGGCGGTTGCGTTGCAACCACTTCGAGTACTCGTCGTTCACTTGCTGGAAATCCCGCTCCTCCGTTTCCTGGACGGCTTGATCCCACTGCTGCTTGTTCTGCGGATCGAACATCTGGTCGTAATGCTCCCTGGTTCGTCCGTTGGTTCCGGGCTCATAGGGGCGGAGCCAGCTGTTGTATTTGACCGGGCTGAACAGCTCTCCTGGCGTCGTTTCGCCGAGCATCATGTTCTCAATCGGCTCTTCGACTAGGGCTTCGCTGGCAACTCCAGCCAATCCGCCAGCCAGGGATGCCCGGCCGCCGCCCTGGAGGAGAGCGGGGCCGCCGACGCCAGCCCCGATGATTCCCAGCTGCATCGGGCTCTTCGTAATCGCCGGGCCCATCTTGACGGCGGAGTCTACGATCTGCGGGAAATACGCCCTTGGGGCTGTGATGTCTTGGCCTGTCACTCTCCCGACAATCTCCGGGACACCGCTTTGGTTCCATGCGTCAGCCATCTTCGGGCCGAGGGTGCTGTAGTAGTCGAGCATCCCGTCACCCTGGCGGCGGAGTGCCATCGCCCTGGTGTCGATGAAGCTCTCTGGCGACTGATTGTCTGGGCGGAGTGGCGTTTCCCGCATGGAGCGGTTGTACGCCTCCGCCAAGAACTTCAGCGGACGCTCGTCTGCGAAATCCTGCTTGAGCTTCGGGGTAGTGCCGATGTCGCCAAACAGCGGGCTGAACTGGTTGTAGGCCCTACCGTAACCCCATGAGCTGTTGCCGGTGATCCCGTTAAAACCCTGCATGGAGTACGGGTCTAGGCGATTTACGGCATCGCCCTGCATGATGACCGGCTGGCCTTCGCCGGGAGACAGGACTTGGTTTGCCGTGGCCAGGCGGGCGTTGGCGAACTGCATCCGACCCCGGTGGGAGGACGGGTCCATCATCGTATCGAAGCGATGCCGCGGCCCCTTGCCTCCAGGCATTGAGTTGGGCCCGGAGAACAATGCCATGGCAGCGGAGCCGACGTTCATGTTCGGGTTGTACTGCTGCTCACTCCGCAGTGCCCCGAAGAAGTCAGCGGCCCGCTCCCGCCTGAGATTGGCCTGGCCGCCCTCACTCAGGTAACGATTCGCATCATCCCCGATCTGTTTTTGCAGCTGAGCAAACTCAGAGTCGGTGATTGACGGATCGTCCTCGAACACCCGATTTGTCGTGCCGCTGCGGAGCCCGTTGATCAACATCGGCCCAACGTCGCCGAGCATCGGCCTGGATGTCTGGCCTGTGAGCTGGGCAAATGCATTCGCTGCGTAGGGGTCGGAGAACGGATTGAGTTCGGTGCCTTCCCCTTGCTCAGGCGGAGATTGAATCGCCGCGGCGGCGTCGGTGAACCGCTGCATCGCTTCCGGGTCGCTGGGGTTCTCAAGCCAGGCCCTATGTGCCGCCGATGCTTCGAGGTATCTCGCCCCGGACAGGAACTGCCGCGGGGTCATGTCGCCTCCCTCATATCCAGGGAACACCTGGCTGAGCTGCTCTGGGGCGGCTAGCCGCAGCTGCTGGATGTATTCGATTGGGATCAGCGGCTCGTCCAGCATGGAGATGGCGTTCTGGATGTACTGCCGGTGGTCTTCTCCCAGGTATCCCAGACTTGGGTCAGTCTCCCACTGCTTCTGTTCGTAGGGGCTGATGTCGAACGACCAATCGCCGCCAGTGAGCTTTTCCGTCTGGGACCGGGGGTCGGAGTATTGGCCGAATTGCACCAGAGGGTTCGGCATCTCGTCCGGGCGGATCGGCTCCGACGCCTGCACTCTGTCGAGCCCAAGGAGCTGCGGAGCTGATGC